GCTCCCAAAGAACCTGTTAGTCCCATTAAACTTAAATTTCTAATACCAGTTCCGTTGTTTACTCTGAACATATCATAACCTGTTTCATATCCTGCCGCAGGTTTAATTGTTGTACTTCTTAATTCATCTCCAACAATAGCAACGTCTCTTGGAACTGTGATTGGTAATATTTCTTCATAAATTCCTGTTTTAACAAAAACAGTTGCTGGTGCTCTGTTGTTTAAATCTTGTTGAATGTAATCACAAGCATATTTTATAGTTTTGAATGGAGCAGATAATTTATCTCCATTATTAATTGTGTCATTTCCTTCTGGAGCAACATAGAAAACTTTTTGTACTACTTCAAAGTCTTCCCAATAAGGTAAACCGTTTGTGTTTACTTTTAATAATTGTCCCGCCGTTCCTAAACCTATTCTTAATCTTGTTGAATCTGATTGTACTGTTTTAACATCACCTGGATATTCCAATACGTTTGGTGCGTGACCTTGTGCTAATAATACCCAATATGGTCCAACGTTTTCAGATGCAAAGTCTAACGGTGGTTTAGCATCTGATGAATTTGCTTCGTGTGTTAGTATACATCTATATATTGTACCTGCAACTGAAACTACATCTCCTGGGAAATAAGTTGACTCACCAGTTTTGCCACCGATGTCTTGTGTTTTCCAAGGACCTTTCCAAGCATGAGCATCTACAAGTTTTTGCCATGGGAATGGAGTATCTGTACCAGGATCGTAGGTTGTATCCGTGTTCGGATCTGTGTTGCTGTGCGTTCTAACCGCGATGTATAAATGACCACCTGCTGTTACAACATCACCTGTTTTGTATTCGTATGGAGTAAGTTGGTTGTTTACTATTGTTTGTCCTACCCAGTCGCCTTTGAATGTGTATCCAACAATCTGTAATTGCCATGTGGCGCTTGAATCTGTTACTAATGGAGTTACGCCGATGTTACTTTTTAAAGCAAGATATGTGTAACCTCCATATAAAACAATGTCACCTTGTTGGTAATATTGTGACGTTGTCCAAAGTTGTTCGAATTCTAATCCTGGTAACCACAGTGTAAACTTGGATTCGTCCATAGTTCCAGTAGTTGACCAGTGTCCTGTTGTTGTTCTCCACATACCTGGAGACCATCTTACTAAATCACCTTTTGAATATCTCTTACCAAATCCCCAATCACCTTGGTATCTAATACCATCCATAACAGTTTCCCATTGTGCTTGGTTGGCTTCTAAGCCATCTGTGTTTGAATTAGGAGTACCATCAACTGAAACTGCCGTTACCGCACCTGAACCGTCTACGGTGTTAAGTGTAATCACTGCATCATTTGTTCCAGTCACACCGCCTATGTTCGCACCATCTATTGTGATTGTGCCTAGTGCTGTGTATCCTGAACCAGCAGTAATAATTCTACAATAGTAAGTTGTTGTTACTTTGAAAATTGCGAATGTAAAACTTGTACCTGATACGTTACTTGTTTTTATTGTTGGACTAATAAATTCATTTGTTGTGGAAGATCTGTGTCCTGATAGACATCTGTAAACCATACCACCGTGGTATATAACATCATCTGGATAGTATAAAGTATTGTGTGTCCAGTCACCTCTCCAGTTGTCTGATCTTGAATATTGATCCCAGTATGCCGCGTTGTATTGCAAACCGTCATCTGCTGTGGCAGAAGTGTGTGCTGTGTTACACTTCCAAATTGATCCACCATAGATAACAGTTTGGTCAACGTTGTAAAGAGTCGCTGGTTGCCATACACTTGCCCAGTCTTCTCCTCTAGCAAAGTAAACCCATTTTGTTTCATCACCTAATACACCATTTGATGCTGATGAATTAGAAGTGTGTCCTGTTATACATTTGTATATAAGACCACCAACTTTAACAAGTTCACCTATTTTGTAAAATGTAGATGGTTGCCATGCGCCGGTCCAACTTTGACCGTCCATCATTTGTGTCCATCTTGGAATTGTTGCGTTTAAGTCGTTGTAAAAATTTGAATCTGATGTGTGTACTTCAGTACAAACATAAACTTTTGCACCGAATCTTAGGACATCATCTTTTACATAAAGAGTTCCTGCTGTCCAGTCACCTCTCCATTTAAAACGTATCCTATCTATTCGAAAATCTGCCATTGATTAATTCCTTAATACTATTTATTTCCTAACTACTATAAGGTTCAACGTATCCTGTATACGTCTGCGCCTCGTTAACTTTTAATACCAATTCACCATCTTTATTCACGTAGTAAAATAGGTTTCTTCCGTCCCATTTGTACTGTTCATAAACAAGGTTTTTATAAACAAGTTTGTGTTGAGTGTCTCTGCCTTCAAAGAAATCCTCTCCACGTGACCAATTGTTATAATTTTCATTAATATTTCCTGGTCTATTCAATTCTACACCATCTTCCAGTTCAAGCAAATCTGCTTTTACCATGTAGATCGTTCCATCTGAAGTTCTGCGTAAACCATAGAAATACCTGTTGTTACCAAGTGTCTTCTGTAATTCATCTATGCCTACTCCAAAAACTTGTGCCATTATAATCCTTATGTTACAATATTAATTGTGTTACCCATTCCACTATGCGCCGTACATTGATAATACAAAGTACTTGGAGCATTCATTGGTACAGTAAACACCTGTGTTCCTGATTGTGAACCACTTACTCCTGAACTATACGCACTTCCACCGTTTGAAACTCTTATTTCAAATGGGTGCGTAGAGCCTCCACCATTTACAAAAACGTAAGTCTGTCCTCTGCTCAAATATAATACTGGGTCATTAGTTGTTGTTGGAAAACCAGGACCACTGAATGTGTAGTCTTGTGCTCCATTAGTTCCAAGATTCCATCTAGTTACTGGACCATTTTGCAACACCCATGCAGTTCCATTGTAGTAAACTACATCACCTTGTGCCGCACCTGTTGTTGTAACGTCTGTCAAATCATTGAATGCTGTTGAAGCCGCTGACGAAGTCACAAATTCTAATGCTGTTCCACCTGCGTTGACTTTAACAAATCTACCTTCAGCACCTGAGAAGTTTGCAGGAGTATCTGTTAATCCTGTAAATGCAGTTGCGATTGTAGGTTTGTTGTTCAAGTTGTTGTAGTTTAAGAAGTATGTACTATCTAAACCATCTAATGTTGAGGCATCCGATGCACCGCCGCCTGATGTTGAATCAGCCGCTGGTTGCCATTTTGTACCACTCCATTTTAAAACTTGTCCTGCTGTTGGAGCCGAAGTTGTTGTGTCAACATCTGACAATGTGTCAATTCCAAAACTTGTTGTAAGTTCTAGACCATCTGCCGCGGTGTTAACTCTTAAAAAACCATTTGCATATCCACTGAATGAACTTGGAGTATCAGTCAGTCCTGTGAATAAAGTGACACCACTGCCGCCTCCACCACCGGATACTGTTCCCGGTTTCCATTTTGAACCACCTGCGTCCCAAACTAATGCTTGTCCATTTGTTGGAGCCGCTGATGAAGTGTCTACATCCGATAGAAGGTCAATCGACTTGTTAGCGTCAAGAAGTTTAACCCAGTTGCCTGCGTGAGCGTAGTATGCCGCACCTTCAGTATGTACGTGGGCGAACATACCATGATAGGTTGTAGCATTAGGCAGATCGGAAAGTGCATTATATAAAAATGCAATTTTGTTGGCACCTGTTGCGTTGAATAAATTATTTTGTACGACTGTTAAAGTCGTTCCATTTCCAAGGGCAGTATATACCTCATTGAAATTGGAATTTAGTTTTGTACCAGCATCACGTAACGAGTCACCCTGACCATCGTTAGGTAAAGTACCGGTGTTAATTAGTTGTCTTGTCATTCTTCGTATCCTCCCACGTTTACGTTCTATCGAATGTTATTTCGTTACTATCAAACTTAATTGTGTTCTTGTCCATAGTAAACACACTTGGTTGTGCCACTAAAGTTTCATCAGTTTGTGGATACGTGATAGTTCCGTCTCCAACTTTACTGTTTAATCGAACAACAAATTCTCCTTCGCTGTTGATGTAATAATTTAAGTTTACATCATCCCATCTAAATTGTTCGTATTGTAAATTTTTAAATGGTTTAGCGTGATTTAAATCTCTTCCTTCGTAAAAATCTTCACCTTGGTCAAATCCTTCGTAGTTGTCAGCGACTGCACCTGGTACGTTTATCGTTACAGGGTCGTTTGCTTGTAGTTGGTCAACTTTTCCAATGTATAAAGTTCCTTCTTCTGTTCTTCTTAATCCGTAGAAGTATCTCGACTTTATACCATTTTCTAAATAAACAACTGTATCCTGTCCAACTGTATTTGACATCTTAACTTATCTCCACATAACTTAACACACAATCAAGTGAGTCGTTGATGTTTGCTTGTACGTTCAAACTGTTTTGACTTGCAACAATTAATTTTTCTCCCGAGTTTAACACACGTAAACTTGAGTTAGGTGCTATCAAAACATCTTTTACTATAAAACCTGATACTGAATCTGGAGTAGCAGTTAAAGTTACACTTGCTTTTACAACTGATTCTGTTAAATTTGCTAAAACCATTCCAACCACAGTTGTGTAAATTCCATTACCTGCTGTATAAACTGAGTTAGGTATTGTACCTATGTTTTTTGTTACGTTGTTTCTAAAGGTCGTTGCCATTTTATTCTATCCTAATGTTACCGCCATTTGTACGGCTATTTCTGTTGCATCAATTATACTTACTGCACCTGAAGATCCTGCAATTGATCCCCATTGTAGACCGTCGTATAACTCAACCCGCTCATCATTGGTATTGTATCTAATCATACCTAACAAGCCAGTTGCTGGTCTATCAATTGTTGATCCAACCGGAATAACAAATCCACCAGCGTCTGATACGTCAATATACCCAGTTCCAGTAGTTTTTAACTTTAACGGAGCCGATATAGTATTAGTTATCGTATTTCCTTGGAATCTGAAGTCTTCAATCCTGATACTACCATTTCCATTGGCGTTTAAGATCAAATCCTGGTCGGTTCCAGTGGTCGTAAGTGTGTTTCCACTAATTTCAATATTATCAACTACCAATTTTGTGACGTCAAATCTAGTTGAATTTACACTGGCTACTAAAGTATTTGCCGCATAAAATCTTATTGTGTCATCATCGTTACCTGGCGTAAGTTCTGCTGTGATGTAAGTGTCTTGGTCAAGGTCATAAACACCAGTAAGTGCTATCCAGTTACTGCCGTTGTAACCCTCAAATACATTTGTTTGAGTGTTAAATCTCATCATACCTGCTACTGGAGAGCCTGGTCTTTGTGCTGTGTTACCAGATGGTATTCTGATTGAGCCAGTACCTGAAACCTTAAACACTGAACTTGCTGGATTTACTATAAAGTCTCCAGTTGTGTTTGAAATTGTATCACCTGATGCCGTAAAGTTTTCAAGTGTTATGTTTCCTGTTCCACTTGTTCTTAAATCTAAATCTGCATTTGTGTCAATAGTTTCAATCTGATTACCTGTAATTTTTACACTGTCAACTATTACTTCGTTTGCAAAAAGTTTGTTCCAGTTTTTTGTAGGAGAACCAATGTTGTATAAATTGTTTGTTGCAGGAATTAAGTCAGATGCAATACCTGCCGATATTGTAATATTGTCAGTTGTTTGATCACCAATAGTTACGTTACCACCAATTGTAATATCTCCACCAACATCTAAATTTCCTGTGATGTTAACATTGTCGCTGAAAGCAACTGTATTAGTAAATGAATCTAAATTTAAATTTCCTGAAGTTGTTGTAATTGTATTACCACTAATTTTTACATTTCCTGATTGGATTTCACTTCCTGAAATAGTTGTAACATCTGAACCTGTAGTAAATGTTAAAGTAGAATCAACATCAATGTTTAAATCCGCACTTGTGAAACTTACTTGTCCAGTTTGTTGATTAACACTAAATTGATCACCAACTCTAAAGTCTCCTCTATGGTCAACTGAACTATAAAATATTTTTGCTCCATTGTTTGCAACGACTTCGTTTGCTTGAATTACTGTTGCCGCATCGTTGTCTACTTCATAATCATTTCCAATGTACGCAAAGTTATGACTTATCAAATACATTTTTACACCAACACCGTCACCTTTAACTCCAAATCTTCCATAGATAGAAGCAGATGCTATTGATCTTACTTCAGCACCAAAGTCTGTGTAATCAACAAGAGTGAATGATGTTGCTGTTGCACCTGCAGATGTTCTAATATCTTGTGCAATTAAATTTGTATCTAAGAATGTTGTAGATGCATTGTTACCGTTAAAGTTTGCAACTAGTTTTGTGTTTGCATTACCAACTGCTTCTGTAGTTGGCGCTGTAAAGTTACCTGTGTGTAATGCTTGTCCTTTGTAAACTCTTAATCCATCAATGTATCCGTTCCAACCATTTGTGTTTCCATAGTTGTTTCCTATTACCATTGGTTTCGCGTTTGCAAAATCCGCCGATGCACTTGCACTTCCTACACTTGTACCATTGATGTAAACTGTTATTGTGCCACTGCTTCTAACTATTTCACAGTGCGTCCATACCGATAAGTTGAAACCCTGTGTACCAGTTATGATATCTACACCATTTATGTAAATTTTTGGAACATTGTTTGCGACATAAAAGTAAAAAGCATTTTCTACTGATACATTGTTACGCATATCAATCAATGAAGTTGTTTGTACTGCGTTAGGATATGCCCAGAAGTCAATCGTAAAGTCACCCGTTCCAAATCCAAAGTCGGCATTGGTATTAATTTTTGCCGCGTCACCAGTTCCGTCTAATTTTAAACTTGCTGAACCGAATTTTTTAGTTGTTGTGTCTAATTTTGCATCACCTATTGCTTGAATTGTTTTTCCGTTTTGCTCTGAAGGCAATTGGAAACCACTGCTTTTTCCGTTAATAAAAATTTTACCACCATCAACTGCCGCAATAGTTCCTGTTGCTAATATATTTCCTGATGTGTCATAGTAAGAAAGTACTTGACCTTGTGCAAGTGCGGCTCCTGAAAAGCCACCAAGTTTCAATGCAGTTTGACCTGCACCTTTAATTCCGTTTGTGCCGTCGTAAGCATTGATACTTGTTAATGCAAAGTATGTGAAAGAGTTTAACCATTCAATTCTAACACCGTTTGTTAATGTGATTGCGTCAACACCTGGAGTAATAAATGTTGCATTTTGAAATAAACAACTTGCTTCGTTACTGTTTGGTGTAGCAAGTTCTCCATCAAAAAATGCTCCTCTTCCAGCATCTCCCGCCGCAAAACCTCTTGGGTCAGCCGCAGTTGTTGTTGAACCTTGCGTGATTACTGTAATATTTCTTATGTAAGGTGATCTAGATGTAACTTGGAAACCACTACTGTCATCATTGCCAGACGGATTAAATCTAAATGCGTGTCCTTCATTTGCTGAACTGTTGTAATAAAAACCTGTGATAGTGATATCTTCAATTGTTACTTCACCATTTAATATAAAAGCATCTTTCGTATTTGTTGAACCAGTTGGTTGGATTGATACTGCTCTTAAACCATCACCTCTTATTGATACGCCTGTTGGCACAGTTAAAGGAAATGCTTCTGTGTATGTGCCTGGATAAACGTGAACGTGATCACCAGCAACACATACAGACAAAGCCTGTTCTATTGTTGCGTAAGGATCATTTTGGTGAGTTCCTGAATTACTGTCACTGCCGTTAGTTGCAACGTAAATCACTTTACCTGGACGTGCTGTTAAGTTTAGTCCTTGTACTGTGATGTTGCCTGATAGTGTTAAGTTATCAACAGTTAAATTGTTTGCGTATGCGTTGTTCCATCTTTTTGTTGCTGTACCCAAGTTATATGTGTTGCTAACATCAGGAGTTAAGTTGGATGCCACGTCTGCATTGATTGTTAATGAGTCTGTGTCTTGGTCACCAATTGTAATATTACCATCTGTTCTGATGTTACCTGTTGCATGGATATTACCATTTACTCTTGTGTCACCATAGATATCAACTGTACCTGTTCCACTTGTAACAATTTCAAAATTTTGATTAGAATCAGTGGCTCTAATAGTATTTCCGCTGATTATAAGGTCATCAATTTGTAGATTGTTGTTGTATAGAATTCCGTCAGGTGCAGATAAGTTTAACTGCGATGCAGTTGTTGTGATACTGTTTCCTGATATTGTGATATTGCCAACTTGGACGTTTCCAGTTGCTTCTAAATTTGTTGTACGTGCTGTTCCGTTAACATCTAACGGATATTGCGGAGTTGCGGTTTTAATACCGACCCTGTTGTTATTAACATCAATGTATAACAGGTTAGTCTCAAAAGCCAAATTCTGACCTTGTCTCAGAAGGTTTGACTTCAAGAGTTGCCCGGAAATTCGACCAACGGCCATTGTGTACTCCTTTTTTAGCACGGGGATCTTGTCCCTCTAACCTGTTTTTCACCTAACGTTATTTGTTAGTTCTTCGCCGGTTAACCACGGTTTGTCCTGGCATATCTGGTCTGACATACCATTAATACTATTTATTAAGATTTGGTTTTTATATTATATTGCTTTAATAAACTATTAGTTTAATATGAGGTTGTAGAGCAAATTCAAGTCCTGTGCAAACGACTCTGTAACTGTGATTTCTTGTAAACCTGTTGCAGATTTCCATTGAGTTCCTGTGTAAACTTCTAGTGTCGAAGTTGTTTGATTCCACCACAATTCACCCTGTCTGGCTGTTTGTGCATCTCGGGCCGCAGTGTTTCCTGCGTGACCTTTGTAAGCCTGTGTAGTTTCAAAGAAGATAACTCTGTTTTGTTTTAGACCAGTACCAGTGAATACCATGTCACTGTTTGTGCCAGTGGTCAATAATTCACCGCCTTGAATTTCAAATTGTGATGTATCTAGGAAAACTTTTGCATTTCCTTTAGCAACAAGGGCCGCTTCTTGACCGGGTGTGCTGACTGTAATTTGATTGCCATCAATAGTAAATTTGTCTTGAGAAGCAAATCTTGGCACAGTCAAATGGCCCGAACCGTTGATTGTTCCCATGTTGTTGCCTTGTGCAAAGAAAGTAAATTCATTGTTTGTTAGGTCAACTTTTGTATCTAAATCACCATCTCTAATTCCACCTAAAGGAATATTTCCAGTTGATTGAACTTCAAATTCATTTACATCTGTGTTGTATCTAACTGAATTTTGTGCAACCGGTCTTTGTGCAGTTGTACCTTTAGGCAATTGAATGTCTTGTAAACCTGTAAATCGTAAACTACCTGAGCCAACACCAAATCCCACATCATTTGAATTATTTGATGTTATTTCTGTTTTGAATTTTATGTCTTCTAGGTTTACTGAACCTGTTCCGCTACCTCTTAAATCTAAACCTGAGTTTGTATCCGTTGTTTGTATTGTAGAATCTTTAATTTGTATTCCATCAATATTTGCCGTCTCAAATTGGGCAGAACGCCATTGTTTAATTGCACTTCCTAAATTGCTTAAAGTGGTTGTGCTTGGTAAAAGATTATCAGTAAAGTCCATAGAGAAATTAATAGTATCTCCAGGAGCATCA